ATCTTGAAAATGCGCTAATTAACGGTACGTTACGTGCTACGAGTTATACCGCACCGACTACAACTTTCTTAGCTTTATACACTAACGATCCTACAGATGCCGATACTGGTACTGAGGTCACAGGTGGCTCTTATGTACGTCAGTCTATTACGTTTAGTGCTCCGTCTGGTGGTGCTACGTCTAATAGCTCTGCGATTGAGTTTCCACAATGTACAAATACATGGGGAACCATTACTCACATCGGTATTCGTGATGCGGTTACAGCAGGTAATCTGCTTTATCACACAGCATTGGATACAAGTAAGACTATATCTACTGGTGATATATTTAAAGTAACTGCAACGAATCTAACCGTAACTTTGGCGTAAGGGGTAAATTATGTCTACTATCGTTACGCGAACTGGCAAAGGTTCTGCTCTTAGTTACGTTGAGGTTGACGCTAACTTTACAAACCTTAACTCAGACAAGATTCAATCAGGTGGTAGTGCTTCAATTATCACATTAACAAGCGCATCTATTGGTGCTTTAACTGTAACTAGTTCAGCCGTTACAAGTTCATCTATTAGTGTTTTAACTGCTACTAGTGCATCTATTAGTGCTCTTACTGCTACTAGCTCTACGTTGACTAATCCAACAGTTAATAACTATACCGAAGGCGTAGTTTCTATTGGTACAGTAACGTCAGCAAGCACATTGTCATTGACTAACGGTACAGTTCAGACAGCTACGCTTACAGCTTCTACGGCTTGTACATTTACTATGCCTACAGCTACTGCTGGTAAGTCATTTATCCTATTGTTAAAGCAAGCTGCGACTACTGGTGGCGGTACTGCTACGTTTACTGGTGTGAAATTTGGTACGGCTGGTGCTCCTACGATTACGGCTACGGCTGGTAAGATGGATATTTTGACATTTGTTAGTGATGGTACTAACTGGTACGGCTCTGTAGCAGCAGGTTACACACCATAAGGATTCAGAATGTTTTCTTATACTAAATTGATGCAAGCGATGGCTGGTGGTTCTAATGCTCCAACTAGCGTCAGTTATCTTGTTATAGCTGGCGGTGGCGGCGGGGGAAGCGACTCTGGAGGTGGCGGCGGTGCGGGTGGTTATAGAGAGTCAACTTTAAGTGTAGCTGCGGCAACTAATTACACAGTAACAATTGGCGCTGGTGGTCCTGCTGGCACAGGTAGCACTAAAGGATCAAATGGTAATGATTCTGTATTTGCGACTATCACATCTACTGCAGGAGGCGGCGGGGGCGGGGCATCAGGGGGTAATGTTAATGGGCAAAATGGAGGATCAGGGGGTGGAGCAGCCATTAACGGCAATCCCGGTGGTACTGGAATTGCTGGTCAAGGAAATGATGGATGGACTACCACAGCTTTACCTAACGCTGGTTCCCGCAGTGGCGGTGGCGGCGGTGCGGGTAGTGTTGGTCTAGGCGGCGCGACATCAGATATAGGCGGTATCGGGGGTAGCGGAAGTACATCATCAATTTCAGGAAGTGCTGTTCTTCGCGGCGGCGGTGGCGGCGGGGGTGGCCCAACTGGAGGACTTGCCGGGTCTGGGGGCGGCGGTTCAGGTGGTAGTGACGCACCAAATACTGCGGCTGGTGCAGGAGAGGTTAATAAAGGCGGCGGGGGCGGCGGCACTAGAACTAATATTACGGCTGGCGCGGGTGGTTCCGGCGTAGTTATTATTGCTTATGCTTCTACTTTTGGTGATTTGGCTTCTGTTGATGCTGGACTATTTTGCAATGGAAGTTACGGAAATAATGTTTCTGTTATTTCTGGCGGGAATAAAATTTACACATTTACAATTGGCTCTGGACCTATTTCATGGTGATTTGTGAATATAAATAATTTATTTCCAACTCCAGTAGCATTCTTTAGCTTAGGTCGTGAGCTAAACAAAACAGAGTTAGATTTTATTAAAGGTCAAGATTATTACGCTAACGAAGGTAATACAACTAGCAATGATCGTAAAATTTTAAAAAATAAAGAACTTACTGAATTGCGTGATTTTATTGAAGATTCAATGAATGAATACTTCAAAGCTATTCATGCACCAAAGTTTGATGTAAATCTGTATTTAACGCAGAGTTGGGCTAATTACACAGAAAAAGGACAGTTTCACCATAAACATTCGCATCCGAATAGTTTGGTTAGTGGTGTGTTCTATCCACAAGCTGATCGTGCAGTAGATAAGATTTACTTTTACAAAGATGGATACGAGCGGATTAAAGTTCCTGCTAAAGAATTTAATCCTTACAATTCTGAATCATGGTGGTTTGAAGTTGGTGCTGGTGATTTGATTCTATTCCCATCGCATCTAACGCACATGGTACAGACCAAAGAAGATGACAACACAAGAATTAGTATTGCTTTTAATACATTTGTAAAAGGTTATATAGGTTCAGACGAAAATCTTACTGGTTTGAATTTGAGGGAAGAATAATGGCTCATTACGCATTTCTTGACGAAAACAATATTGTTACTGAGGTCATCGTTGGAAGAAACGAAGGCGAAGATAATATTGATTGGGAACAATGGTATGGTGACTTTCACGGTCAGGTATGTAAGCGTACTAGCTACAACACAGTAGGTAATGTTCATAGTAATGGTGGCACTCCTTATCGTGGAAACTATGCTGGCATTGGATACATTTATCGCGCAGACATTGATGCGTTTGTTCCTCCGCAACCATTTCCAAGCTGGACATTAGATGCCAATGTTGTTTGGCAGCCTCCAGTAGCTAGACCTATTGATGGAATGTACTCATGGGATGAGGCAACTCAAGCGTGGGTAGAGGTAAATGGCTAATTATGTTGATTTTGACTATTGGGTACAAGGCTATGGTGAGGGTGACCTAAGTCAGCCTGATCTATACGTTGTTGCTGGCTATTGGGATGCTGGCTATTGCGAGAATGAAGATACTGGCGGTGTCGCATCTATCACGGGTACTGCTACAGTAACAGCAAAGGCAGTAGACTTTACTTTAGGAACTGCGTCTATTACAGGTAATGCTACTGTAACTGCTCTATGCGTTCCTGATCTATACGTTGTTAGTGGTTACTGGGTTGGTGGGTATTGCGAGAACGAGGATACCGAACCTAGTGCTTCTATTGTCGGTACTGCTACTGTAACGGCTATAGGTACTCAGACATTTACAGGTGCTGCAAGCATTACTGGCGATGCTCAGGTATCAATTACTGTTGCTAATGTTCAAGTAGGAACAGCAGCAATTACTTCTGTTACAACTGTTACGGCTAACGGCACATCAGTTTTTGTTGGTAATGGAAGTATTACTGTAAATGCTGAAGCTACTGCTCTTGGCACAGGTATATTTGTTAGGACTGCTGCTATTACTGCTAGTGCTGATGTGGGTGTAATTGGTGATGTTATTGGTTACCAATGGACTGTAGTTACTCCAGAATCAACTAATTGGGCTAAACAGTAATGGCAAAGCAAAAGATTATCTTTGGTGAGTGGTTACCAGATCAGCCGGGTGTTACTGGTGCTGTAACTGATGCCTTTAATTGTTATCCAGTAACAAACGGATATTCTGCGTTACGTGAAGCAGTAGATTACTCGAATAATGCAGGTCAGAATCTGCTAGTTACATTCGCTGGTAAATCATCAGGTGCGTCTACCTTGTTCGCTGCTGGTGCTACACAGATTTACAAGTTTAACCCTAGTAATACTGCATTAGACGCTGTAACAACTACAGGATATTCTGCTGTTGATTCGTGGGATATTACTCAGTTTGGCTCTAAGATGATTCTAGCCAATGGTGCAGACCAGTTACAGGCTTATGATCTAGGTTCATCGACTTACTTTGCTGACTTGGCTGCTGCTGCTCCTGCGGCTAAATTTGTAACGGTAGTTAGAGACTTTGTTGTAGCTGCTAACGTAGGTGGTGAGGAGAACAAGGTCTATTGGTCAGATATTAATGACGAGACTGACTGGACTCCGGGTGCTGCTTCTCAGTCTGACTCTCAGGTAGTGCCTGATGGTGGTGACATTACTGGTCTAGCAGGTGGTGAATACGGTCTAATTTTCTTAGAACGTGCTATCTATCGTATGTCGTATGCAGGTAGTCCGTTCTTCTTCCAATTTGACGCTATTTCTAGGACGTTAGGCTGTATGTCTAACGGCTCTGTTGCTCAGTTTGGAAATTTAACTTACTTCCTGTCTGACGATGGCTTTTATATGTGCGATGGTAAGTCAGTTAAGAATATCGGAGTAGAGAAGGTTAATCGCTGGTTCTTTGATAATGTCAGTTTGAGCGAAATTCAGACAGGCATGAGTGCAACCATTGATCCGGTTAAGAAGTTAGTTATCTGGAACTTTAAGAATAACTTCGGTCGCAGATTCTTGCTGTACTACTCGATTGATTTGAATAAGTGGAGCTACGGTTCAACTGACGTTAACTTCTTAGCGTATGGTCTGACACCGAGTGCCACACTTGAGCAGTTAGATATTTACTATTTTGATACTACAAACCAGAAAACTGGTACGTATACACAAAGTAGCACTACTGTTACTGTTACTGTAACGGATCATGGATTAGAGACAGGTTCTTTTGTATCTTTTGATGCGACTTCTGGTGCTGGAGTAGATGGAGTATTTGCAGTAACAAGAACTAGCGCAAATATATTTACATTCACAGCAGTAACTGGTGCAACTATTACTACGTCAAATTGCACAATCACATTGCCAAGTATTGATAACGCTTCAGAACAGATTCCGCTTGATTCACGCACTTGGGCTGGTGGTCAGCTTATATTCGTTGGCGTTAGAGATCAGAAGATTGTAGTTTTCTCTGGTGCATTACAAGCGGCTTTTATTACTTCTGGAGATATTGACATTGGACGTTCTATTATCACATTGGCAAAACCTATTATCGATAATGGAATCGCGTCAGTTGCAGTTGCCAGTAGAAAACTATTGTCAGATAGCGTCGAATTCGGAACAACAGCTACACCAGACTCAGACAACCGAGTGCCATTGAGAGCTAACGGTAATTACCATCGTATTAAGGTAACTCCGACTAATGCCAATTGGGAAACTATTGTAGGTTGTGAGATTGATATTACTCAGCAGGGTACTCGATGACTAGATCAGTACAGTTTCGTACTCTACCTGTATTCGGTGCTGATGAACGTCAGGTTTCTGAGGTCGTTCGTGGAATTATGGA